GATGAACTCATTCTCGGAAATCGCCAAGGAATTGAATCTGCCGCAAGACGCCGCGCAGAAGATGGTTGACAAAGTCGCGCCAAAGATCTTGGAGCGTCAGATGCAAGCATTGGAAACTGTGCGCAATGAGTGGGCCGAGTCCGCTCGCACTGACAAGGAGTTCGGGGGTGAAAAACTCAACGACAACCTGGTCACTGCGAAGAAGGCGCTCGACACATTCGGCACGCCAGAATTGCGCAAGTTGTTGAACGAGTCTGGCCTGGGCAATCACCCGGAGATGATCCGATTGATGTACAGGGCAGGCAAAGCAATCAGTGAGGACCGCTTTATCGGTGGCACTCGCGGCGGTCAGAAGGCTGGCCCCAAGGGTTTCAACGATCTAGCATCCGCGCTTTATTCAAATCAGCAAACTTAATAGGAGTCCAACATGGCTACTTTGTCGAACAACTCTCTCACCCTCGCCGATTGGGCGAAACGCGTCGACCCGGACGGTCGAGTTCCCATCGTTGCAGAACTGCTTTCGCAGAGCAACGAAATCCTGGAGGACTGCGTGTTCAAGGAAGGCAACCTGCCTACCGGCGAGCGCGTCGTAATCCGTACTGGTCTGCCCACTGTCTACTGGCGTGCGCTGAACCAAGGTATCCCGTCGAGCAAATCGACCACTGCACAAGTGGACGAGGCTTGCGGCATCCTTGAAGCCCGCTCTGAAGTGGACAAAGACTTGGCCATGCTGAACGGCAATACCGCTCAGTTCCGCCTGTCTGAAGACACCGCCTTCCTCGAGGCGATGAACCAGACCCAGGCTACGACCATGTTCTATGGCAACCCTGGTGTCGATCCCAAGCAGTTCCTCGGCCTTGCCGCTCGCTACAGCGACAGCACTGCCGCCAACGGCCAGAACATTCTGAAGGCTGGTGGCTCTGGCTCTGACAACACCTCGATCTACCTCGTGGTGTGGGGCGACAACACTGTGTACTGCCCGTTCCCGAAGGGTTCCAAGGCCGGTCTGATTCATGAAGACCTCGGCGAGCAAACCGTCTACAACAGCGACGGCACTCGCATGCAAGCCCTGGCTACTCGTTACCAGTGGAAAAATGGTCTGGTCGTGAAAGACTGGCGCTATGTCGTGCGCATCGCCAACATCGATGTGTCCGACCTGATCGCTCAGACTGGCACCCAGGCTCCTGCCGCCGCAACTGCGATCATCAAACTGATGGCTCGTGCTCTGTACCGCATCCCCAACATGTCGATGGGTCGTGCCGCGTTCTACATGAACCGCACTGTCCACTCTGGCCTGTCGATCGCGGCGCTGGACAAGAGCCAGTATGTGCTGAAGATCAATGAAGGTTTGAGCCAGTTCGGTATGCCTTACTCTTGGCTGTCCTTCCTGGGCGTTCCGCTCCGTCGCGTTGATGCTCTGCTCAACACCGAAGCGGCCATTTCTTAATTGGTCAACTTAACCCTGAAAGGATCAAACCATGATTACCGATAAATTGCTCCGCGTCTCTACTGACCAAGCCGTGACCACGACTGCTGTGTCGACTGATACTGTCGACCTGTCTGTCGCTCGCGACATGGGTGAAGGTGGCGACCTCTACATGAACTTCGCAATGACTGAAGCCTTCGCTGGTGGTACCTCTACCAACTTCGAAGTGATCATCGCTGACAACGCCGCTCTGTCGAGCAATGTCGTGGTGATTGGCGCTTCCGGCGCGATCGTGACTGCTGACCTGACTCTTGGCAAGAATGTTGCCGTGCGTCTGAATCCGCAGATCGCTTCGCTCGGCAAGCGTTACCTCGGCGCTCGCTACACTGTGTCTGGCACCAACTCGGCTGGTAAAGTTACCGCCGACATGGTGATGGATGTTCAGGACGGCAAGAAGTTCTACGCTTCTGGCTTCACTGTGGTCTGATAAGGAGAATTACACATGCCTAAATACCGAGTAATCGCGCCCTGCTTCGTCAACAACGGCCTTCGCAATGAAGGCGAGATCGTCGACTATGACGGTCCTGCTGGATCTGCACTTGTGCCTGTCGATGATGAGGGCAACGAGGCCAAGGTCGAAACCTCTGGAAAGAAGTGGACGCCGAAGGCCAAGCGAGAGTCGGTCGAAGGCTCCGTGTAATCCTTCCTGATCGGAAGCCGTAAGTCACGGGGGGCCGCTGGGAAACCACGGCCCCCTTTTCACATTAGGAGGCCATGATGGCATCAGTTGTCGACATCTGTAACCTTGCGCTGGCGCACCTCGGCGACAACGCCACCATCGCAAGCATTGACCCACCCGAGGGTTCTGCGCAGGCAGAACACTGCCAACGCTTTTACCCAATCGCTCGAGACACTCTGCTCGAGATGCACAGTTGGTCCTTTGCGACCAAGCGAGCATACGGCGCCCAGGTTGAGAACACCTGGCCCATGTGGAAGTACGCCTATGCCATGCCGCCCGATTCGCAAGACATCATCGCCGTGCTCCCGCCCGAGGCGCTCGACGACTACACCACTCGATTCAACCCGCAGACCTACCCGGACTTCTACAGCAACTACTCGCCTACGGTCGCCGCTGGCCAGTATGTCCCGCAACGGTTCGCTGTTGAGACTTCTGCGGATGGCACAGAGATTGTGCTGACCAACCAAGAGCAGGCCGTTTTGCGTTATCACGCGAAGGTCACTGACCCCACCAAGTATTCGCCGCTGTTCACTGTCACGCTGTCGTGGCATCTGGCGTCGATGCTTGCCGGTCCTGTCATCAAGGGAGACCAGGGAGCCGCAGAGGCCAAGAGATGTGTGGCCATGATGAACCTATACCTGGGCAAGGCTATGGAAGCCGACTCCAATGCACGCAAGATTCACCCAGAGCAGATCGTGCCCTGGATCGCTGGGAGATAAGACATGCCGAATGTGCGCACACTGCAACGCTCTTTTGCTGGCGGCGAAATGTCGCCAGAGATGTTTGGCCGCATCGATGATGTGAAGTATCAAACTGGCGCGGCCACGATGGAGAACTTCATCGCGACGCCACAAGGCCCAGCAGAGAACCGAGCGGGCTTTGCATTTGTGCGTGCTGTGAAGAACAGCGCCAAGCGCACGCGGCTGATCCCGTTTACTTACTCGACCACACAGACCATGGTGATCGAACTGGGTGAGGGCTACATTCGCTTTCACACGCAGGGCGCCACGCTCATGTCTGGCGGTGTGCCATACGAGATCGCGAACCCGTACGCCGAGGCTGACTTGTTCGACATCCACTATGTGCAGTCTGCCGATGTGATGACGCTGGTGCATCCGAACTATGCGCCGCGTGAACTGCGCCGCCTGGGCGCAACCAACTGGACGCTGACCACCATCAACTTTGGTGCGCCTATCGCCGCCCCTACTGGCGTGACCGCCACCAGGTACATCCCGGCATCTTCATCGACCAATGCCGACACCTACGAGACGATGAGTTATGTGGTGACTGCTGTTGCATCCGATGAGGTTGGCGAGTCCGTCCAGTCGTCCGTGGCCAGCGTGACCAACAACATCTATGTGACCGGCGCAACAAACACGATTTCGTGGTCTGCTGTTGGAGGCGCCGCACGGTATCGCGTCTACAAACTGCTGGGGGGTCTGTATGGCTACATCGGAAGCACGACTGGCACGAGCATCGTTGACAACAACATCGCGCCGGATTTGTCGATTACTCCTCCCATCTACGACAACGAATTCACCAGCGCCAGCAACTACCCTGGTGCAGTCTCGTACTTCGAACAGCGTCGCTGTTTTGCTGGCACGATCAACGAGCCACAGAAGATCTGGATGACTAAGTCAGGCACTGAGTCCAACCTCAGTTATGGCCTGCCCATCCGAGACGACGATCGCATCGAGTTCCGCGTGGCCGCTCGTGAAGCAAACACGATTCGCCACATCGTGCCGCTGACCCAGTTGCTGTTGCTGACTGGATCTGCTGAGTGGCGCGTGTCATCGCTCAACAGCGACGAGATCACGCCGACAACGATTTCCGTTCGACCTCAGTCGTACATCGGTTCATCGAATGTTCAACCCGTGATCATCAACAACGCACTGCTCTACTGCGCCGCACGCGGTGGCCATGTGCGCGAACTGGGCTACAACTGGCAGGCCAACGGGTTCATCACGAACGACATGTCGATCCGCTCTGCGCACCTGTTCGACAACTTTGAGATCAGCGACATGGCATTTGCCAAGGCTCCGATTCAGATGATCTGGTTCGTCTCGACCTCCGGCAAGTTGCTGGGCTTGACCTATGTGCCCGAGCAACAGATTGGCGCCTGGCACAAGCACTCGACCGACGGGGTGTTCGAATCCTGCACGGTCGTGGCCGAGGGCAATGAGGACCGGCTGTATGTCGTGGTCAAGCGCGTGGTCAACGGAAGCACGGTGCGCTACATCGAGCGCATGGCCAGCCGCCACTTCGATTCGCTCGAGGACGCATTCTTTGTTGACTCAGGCGCAACATACGACGGCACCAACACCACGGCCACCACGGTCACGGTAAGCGGTGGCACGACCTGGGGTCCGGCTGATGTGCTGACCATCACGGCATCCAGCGCCCTATTCACCTTCCCAGGCACCAGCGATGTCGGCGACGCCATTGTGCTGACCGACGCGGCTGGCAACAAATACCGCCTCACGATCCGCTCCACGACCTCCACAACGGTCGCAACGGCTCGGGTGGATGTCACCCTGCCTGCGGCCCTCAGAAACGCCGCCACGGCCTCCTGGTCGTTTGCCAGGAACACCATCAGCGGCCTGACCTGGCTCGAGGGCAAGACTGTCTCGATCCTGGCCGACGGCGCGGTCCAGCCACGCAAGGTGGTGACCAGTGGCTCGATCACGATCGACCGGGCCGCAAGCATCATCCACATCGGCCTGCCGATCACTGCTGACTTGCAAAGCCTGCCGCTGGCCATGGGCATCGACAACGGCATGGGCCAGGGCCGCTACAAGAATGTCAACAAGGCCTGGCTCCGCGTGTACCAGTCTTCTGGCATCTTCATTGGCCCAGACCCGGACAACCTGGTCGAGGCCAAGCAACGGACGACCGAGCCGTACGGCACGCCGCCCGAGTTGAAGACCCAGGAAATCCAGATCATGCTGACCCCGTCCTGGCTCGACAGTGGCCAGGTCTACATCCGGCAGAGCGACCCTCTGCCGCTGACGATTGTCGGCATGACGCTCGAGGTTGCGATCGGTGGGTAAAGGTACCCGTAAGATCGCTCGGCCTGAGTAATGTTCAACCAAGCAAGAAACCTGGCGCTGTGGAGGTAAGGTCAACACAGCCCACCCAGCCCAGGTCAAACAGGAGATCTGACACATGAGTACCTTTTTGACGCCTGCGCAAGCAAGCCAACTGGGCGGAATCTTCGCCGTCGGCGGCGCCATCCAAGGCGCGATTGGCTCCTACTTCAACGCCAAGAGCCAGCAACTGCAACTTGAGTCCCAGGCATCGAGCCTGGAGTTCCAGGCAGACATCTCGCGACTTAACGCGGTGCAGGCCGAGTTCACGGCCCAGCAGATCATGCGTGCCGGGAACCTCAAGCAAGGCCAGGTGAGCCTGCGTGCTGGCAAGATCAAAAGCGCACAGCGTGCATCGCTGGCCGCTCGAGGCATCGATCTCGGTGTTGGCAGTGCTGTTGAGACGATCGCAACAACCGACCTCATGAAAGAGATCGACATGCTGACCGTCAACGCTGAGACTGTGCGCAGTGCCGAGGGCGCCCGCCTTCAACGCCAGAACTACCTGACCCAGGGCGCACTGCAAGATGTGTCTGCCAGCAACCTGTCGGCATCCGCAAGCACGATCAGCCCAGGCCTGGCCGCGACGACCAGCCTATTGGGTAGCGCGGGATCTGTGGCCAGTGCCTGGTATCAGGATCGCAAACTTGCGGCGATGGCCGCAAAACTTGGCATCGAATAAGGACACACCATGGCAACAGTACCCGTTTACGATTTACCGACTCAAGAAGCAGGCGTGGCCAACATGCCTGCACTTCAGGCTCCTGGCGTGGAGCCGATGCGCAATTTCAGTGGCGAGCAGATTGCCAAAGGTGGCCAGGCCATGCAGTCGTTTGGCACGACTGTGATGAAGATCGCCGATCGCTTGCAAGGCGAACTAGACGACGCGGCCAGCAAAGAACTTTACAACGATGTCGCATCAAAACTTGATGTGATTGAAACCAATTACCTGACGCTCAAAGGCAAAGATGCAGTCAACGCCGCAATGAAAACGCGGCAGGACATCGATGCAGTTGTTACTGATGCCATGGGCAAAGCCCAAAACGATGTCCAAAAAATACTGTTACGCAACGCCGCCAATGTTCGCGTGCGAAGCGCAAACAGTTCAATCATTCGCCACTCGCTAACTGAACAGCGCGACTACGACATCAAAGAAACTGGTGCCAAGGTTGACACGCTGGCAAACGACGCTGTGCGCTACTCTGCTGGATTCCGCAACCCCAATGGCGACTTCGCGATCTACTACAACGCGGCCAAAAAAGAGGCCGGTGTGCTTGCCGACAAACTTGGCTACGAGCCTGACAGCGCACAGCGCACGCAACTACTGTTGAAGGCCACCAACTCGATTCACGGCCCAGCAATTCAGGCCGCAATCGATGGCCAGAACTTTGACAACGCACGCGACTACCTGCAACGCTACGGCAACGAGATGACGCCTGAGACTTACCAGCGTGCAAAAAAGGCGCTGGAGATTGGCACATCCGACGCGACAGAGCAAAAGATTGCGGATTCTATTTGGGCTGAAAGCAAGGGCGACATTGGCGTCGCATTGCAAAAGGCTCGCACGACACTGTCTGGCAAAGAAGAGGACCAAGTTGTTCAGCGTCTAAAGATC